ATATGCAGTTTAATAATACTATTACAGGCAATTTTGAGAGAGATTATAGAAACAATAGAAATAATACAAATGCTCTTGATACTGTATATAAAAGCATCGTTAAACTCTATGAAGCTAATAATTACACGGCTCCCAAGTTTATATTCTGGAATCTCAATTCAGATAGCAACGAAGTTTTCCCGGTTAATTGCGATACTGAAGGAACTGCTATTGTATCAGGATTCTCTGAGCAACTCCTCAAAATCTTTATGAATTACGACGAATTCAAACCAGAGTTTATCGTTAATGAGATTCTCGCACCATATCTTCCAGACATCATTATTAACGACGATTAATGACGGCGACGATAGCGACGATTAATGACGACGATGACGACGAATACGAAGACGACGAAGATTATATTAGATAGGTTTTATGATATATATATTATTTATTTTTTTCATTTTATTGTATTATTATAAAAATTGATGTAATGGATGATGGTGTAGTCATAGTAAATAATATGAGTCGCGCGAAAGACTTTACAGACAAGGATTATTTTGTGAATATTGTGAGGTTTTTAGAAGGGTATAGAGATCTCAAGAAGCTGAGCGAGATTAACAAATCTTCAAATGCCTTAGTTAAAAGAGCTACAAATCTCAGGCATATTGTGTATGATAAGAGAAATAAATATAATTGCGAAATGTTGAAAAACTATATAATAAAAAAATATAGAATTGAACAAGTTAGTAGAAATAGGCTCGCAAAGCTTGAGAATCTCTGTAATATTGATAATAACACAAATATAGCTAAATATAAGGGGAAAATGAATGCGGATTGCTTGTCTTACTTGGAGGATATTATAACATACTATTTTAATGAAAAACACAAAAGAAATGCCGGATTAAATACTCAAATGACATCATTATATGTATCAAAGATTTTATATAATATAATATTATCTGTAAAAAATAATTATAAATTGAAAAATGAAAAGATTGTATTATGGATATAGCAGCGATGGCTCGGATATCATATTTAATTGGAATAAGCAAGGCCGCCCATACCGGACAATATTCTGAGAACATTATAATTGACCGCGAAGATGTGGATAGTGCCAGTACTTCTTGAGGATAGAGATAAGGTGGCGGTGTCAATGCGGGACATATTAAGGGTGCCACTTGGCTGGTGTTCTTCGGGTTTTAGGGCGAACGAATAAACGTTGATGCCCTTGTGGTACATATCAGGGGTATTCTCGTGGTGTTGATAGGGTTGGACTAACGAGAAATATTCGCCTTGTCTGGTGGCAAAGCGATCATTCCCGTTGAGCATTATTTTTGCCTGCATTACAGGGTTTTTAGACATTACATAGTTATTGAAAGTATTGCTTGCAGAAGTATTATCAGCTGTTGCGGTAGAAAAGTTATTCCAATATATACTGTTAGAAGCGGAACTTTTGATAGCCCATACAAGTTCTTTGCAGGGATGATTGAAGTTCATACGTAAGCTCTTCATAGAATCGGGATTTGAACCAGAAGAAGTTATGGTGTCAGTACCAGTGAATTGTAGCTGTTCTATTAAATATTCGTGAGATAATTGAGCGAATCTTCGGCGTTCATCGGTATCTAAGAAGATGTAATCAACCCATAAAGTGGGTTCTTCAAGGATCAAATCAGAAGCAATATAGTTGTTGGTACTGTTGTTTGATTCGCCTGCAGGTTTATCATTTTCAACGCAATAATTTGTAGAGTTTGTATCGCAAAGATTGGACATAGATTCGTATTCTATGTTAATTTTTACTTCGTGATATTGAAGGGCGATTAGAGGAAGGGCTAAGCCTACATTGCGACAGAACCAGAACTCTAAGGGAACATATAATTCGTATGCTTTTGAAGAATTCAATAGAGTGCAGCAGTTCTCCTTGTTGGCACCAATCATTTTATAGTAGCCTTCACGCTTGCCGTAAGGTAGCGAAAGTTCATTCCAGATGTAAAGCCATTCCGAATAATGTTTATCTATGCGTTGTCCGCCAATTTCTAATTCTACGGTTTTCAATAATTTTTGGCCTACATTGGGAACTAACGCTATTTTTTTGGAGGTAGTACTAGTATTTTTTAATTTTCCGTAGAAATACACTCTGTGTATTAAATCACCGTTGCGAGTAATTTGATAGGTGGCGCGAGAGCCGAGCGAATTACTTCCCGAAGCGGTTTGTTGGATAGCTTCAATAGCAAAGTTAGTATGACGACGATAAACTACTTTGAAAAAGGTAATTTGAGGATTACCGGTTAAATAAACATCCTGAGCACCATAAGCTACTAATTGAAGAAGACCACCACCCATTTACGCTATATTCTTTATACTATTAGAGGAGAAAAAAAAAAGGAACTTTATAGCAATTTAACAACATATATAAATAAATATATAATATAATTTAATTGGAATAAGCAAGGCCGCCCATACCAGACAATATACGAAGTACATTATAATTTACCGCATAGACGTGGAGATTCTTTGAAATGCTGCCATCATTAGCAACTGTGTAGCTAGAACCAGTTTTGTCAATCTCTAAATTGAGAACGGCGGTATCAATACGAGACATATTGAGAGTGCCACTGGGCTGGTGCTCTTCCGGTTTTAGGGCAAAGGAATATACGTTGATGCCGGGGTTGGAGGGGATATTTTCGTGATGCTGATAAGGTTGTATTAAATTGAAATATGAACCGGGTCTTGCAGAAAAGCGATCATTGCCGTTTAATACAAGTTTGGCAGATTTTATAGGATTAGCTGAAGTAATTGCGCTTGTAGGAGTATATAATACCGAAGAAGATGGGTCGTAGCTATTAACAGCACTTGAATAATTAACCCAGTTATTATTCATTACGTGCTTATCGGTAGCAGTAGAGGTGTGATCGGAAGAGCAGAACCAGACTAACTCTTTGCAAGGGTGATTGAAAGATAATTTCGGTTTAATGGCTGCAGCAGAAGATATACTTTCAGTACCGGTGAATTGTAGCTGTTCTATTAAATATTCGTGGGATAATTGAGCGAATCTTCGGCGCTCATCGGTATCTAAGAAGATGTAATCAACCCATAATGAAACAGACGATAGGGGGTTGATTGGATTAGCAGAACCTCTGCAATTCTCATTTGTTTCAAAGAGGATGTTAATTTTAACTTCGTGGTATTGTAGAGCGATTAAAGGAAGTGCTAAACCTACGTTGCGACAGAACCAAAACTCTAAGGGGATATATAGATTAGCACCAGCAGTAGCAGAAGTTCCTATTGTCGTGAGCATATCATTAGCACCTACCATCTTTTTATAGGCGTCTTTCTTTGATATGGGAAGCGATAGTTCATTCCATACATACATCCAGTGAGAATAATGCTTGTCTATCTTTTGACCACCGATTTCAATTTCTACATAGTTTATTAAACGGAGACCGAAATAAGGACATACTGTATTATTAGTGCCAGAATAATAATTAACAACAGATAAATACATACGGTGTATTAAATCGCCATTACGAGATATTTGGCAGGTTACACGATTGCCAAAGTTGGGAGTTCCGTTAAAAGTTTGTTGGATAGCTTCAATAGCAAAGTTAGTATGACGACGATAAACTACTTTGAAAAAGGTAATTTGCGGATTACCGGTTAAATAAACATCCTGAGCACCATAAGCTACTAATTGAAGAAGACCACCACCCATTTACGCTATATTCTTTATACTATTAGAGGAGAAAAAAAAAAGGAAATTATATAACACGACTCTTTTATATTTTTTATTATAGCTGATATCTTTATTATATTTTTAATTGGAATAAGCAAGGCCGCCCATACCTGATAATATACGAAGGACGTTGTAATTGACCGCGTATATATTGATGCCTTGATATGTCAGACCTGATTCAGGAGTTTGAGCAGAAACCATCAAAGTCGCCGTGTCAATACGAGACATATTGAGGGTGCCGCTCGGTTGGTGATCTTCGGGTTTTAGGGCAAATGAATACACATTGATAGAATTGTGTACGGGAACGTTGGTGTGATGCTGGAAGGGTTGAACATAATTGAAATAATCGCCTTCTCTTACCGCAAAACGATCGTTGCCGTTTAATTGGAGGATGGCATTCGTGAAAGGGTTGTTATTTGTCAGGGGTTTGATATCGGATATAACAAGGTAATTGGATGTACGCTGTCCTCCCGCTATGGCACTACCATCAATAGCTTTACTTTGTGCTGTATCGCCGTCAGCGCCATCCTTGATGGTGTAATCATACCATCTTGTTTTATTGTTGGTAGGGGTTGTTTTTGCGACCCACACGAGTTCTTTGCAAGGGTGATTGAAGTTAAGCTTGATTCGGTTGGTACCGGGAACGAGGGGTTCGGTGCCAGTGAATTGTAGCTGTTCTATTAAATATTCGTGGGATAATTGAGCGAATCTTCGGCGTTCGTCAGTATCTAAGAAGATATAATCAGCCCATAAAGAGATATTTTTAATATCTTCAAAATCGGTTAATGAGCCTGTGGGAATGTATATGCAGTTGGCCTTAGTTTCAAAATCTATTTTTACTTTGACTTCGTGATATTGAAGAGCGATTAAAGGAAGCGCGAGACCTACATTGCGGCAAAACCAGAACTCAAATGGGATATATAGAGTTGTGTCAGAGGCATCAGGAATTTCTCCTATGATGTCTATGCCGTTTAATATATCTTTGTCGGCACCGACCATAGTATCATATGCATAGCGTTTGCCGATAGGTAGAGATAATTCGTTCCAGATGTAAAGCCAATCAGAATAATGCTTATCTATTTGTTGGCCACCAATTTCAATAACAACGGATTTTATTAAGCGCAACCCGAGATAATTTTGGTATGTGCTGGTAGTTTTGTTATCAAGATCTTTCTTTTTAGGGACATCAACCTGTAAATACATACGGTTTATTAAATCGCCGTTGCGTGATATTTGGCAGGTTACAGTATTACCGTATCCGGCATTACCGTTGAAAGTTTGTTGGATAGCTTCAATAGCAAAGTTAGTATGACGACGATAAACTACTTTGAAAAAGGTAATTTGCGGATTACCAGTTAAATAAACATCCTGAGCACCATAAGCTACTAATTGAAGAAGACCACCACCCATTTACGCTATATTCTTTATACTATTAGAGGAGAAAAAAATATAGATTATATGACACAAAAATTATTTTTATTATATAAACCTTAATATTTATAATTCAAATATAATGATGTTTAAAGAGAAGTCATCTAAAAAAAAAATTACGACAGATATAAATGAAACTGTTACTTTGGACGCGATGCATAATAATATGATAAAGGATTTTGAGAAGAGCGATAAGGAAAAGATATACTATCTTGAAAAACTGAGTTATTGCGAAGAAAAGAAAATGGAGATATTAAAAAGTATAAATAATACAGCAGATAAAGAACTTAATAGTCGGCTTTGGTTCAGTAATATAGAGTTGAACGAGCAGATAATAGATATTAAAAGTAAATTGAATGAACTCAATAATTTAGATGAAATAGAGTATTACAAGAATACTAGCGATATATTATTTCAATATTACGATACCGTAAATAAGCAATCGGATATTAATCAGAATATCAACTTTATCAAAGAGGCTTGTAATAAACCGAAGATATACAAGAAGGAATCCAAAAAAAAGCGAAGTATGAGTATTAATACAAACACTATTAATGTATTAGAGGCTCTTAATAACATAGATAATAAGAAGCTTGTAAAAGAAAATAAATGCGCGGATAGCGATATATGCGATAAAACGGATGCCAATAAAACTAAGGAAGAAATAAACGATAATGATACTAGCAAGATATATGACAAGAGTACCTTGGTAGATAAATATATGGCTATAATAAACAATAGAT